AACCTAAAGCGCCAACACCAGCTATGGCCGCTGCCCCACCCAATACATATGGATTTGTTAATAATTTACCAATACCTCCCATCAATCCCCCACCTCCACCCATACTAGACATACCTTTTAAGAAAGTACTAATACCAGATGTAAAATTTCCTGCTAATGATTTAACACTGTTACCTATAAAATTAAATGATTTGTTTAAAGGTGTTATACTTTTTGTCAAAGAAGATATTTCTCCTCCTAATCCTTTAAGACCAGAAAACATTTCTTTAGGAAAAGATAAAGTATCAACAAATGATTGTTTCATATCCGTAAACATTCTACCAATCGGTCCTTGTACCTTTTCTTCTGTACCAATACCTGCTGTTTCTTTTTTCTTTGCTAAATCTTTTTCTAATTTTATTAATTTTTCTTTTCTTTTAATAACTTCTTTTTGTTCATTAGTATCTAAAGTTTGTTTATTTAAGTACTGATTAATTTCTTTGTTTATTTGTTTTTTTTGAATTTCTAAATTACGTTCATCTATAGAAATTTGTTTTTTAAATTCTTTTTCTTGTCTAAATGTTAAAACTTTTAAAGTATTTGTTTCTTCATCTAAGTGAGTATTAATACCTTGTTGTCTTAAATTATCTCTTTGAGTTAAACGTTCTTCTTTAATTTTGTCATTAAGTATAACTTCTTTATCTTTTATATCTTTTTCAAATTTAGCATTAGCAATCATCTTATCTATATTAGTACCCATAATTTGAGCAATTTGTTTAATATCAAGACCAAATGCTTTTTCCAATTCTTCAGCTCTATCTAAACCAGATTCTCTAGCATCTTCATTGGTAGATGTTAATAACTGTATAACTCTTTTAACTTCTACATCAATTGGTAGAAATTGTTTCATTATAGATTTTGTAAGTGATTGTGTTTCTAATATTACAGAAGATTGTAAAGTTTTAAATAAATCGGTTATTTCTTTAGTACCTAAAGAATTTTGACCTTGTGATTCAGAAATTGATTTAAATGATTTCACCAAATCTAATTTAGGTAATGATTGTTTTATTTTAAAAACATCTTTATCGGCTTTATCTTGTTTTTTTTCAATATTAGTAATTTGTCTGCTCATTTTACCGCCCAATACAGACTTTGCCGCTTCTCTTGTTAGTATCTCATCCATATCGTCTATAAAATCAACCATTTAATTAATTTGTTTCTTCTTGTTGAGCTTGTAATTTTTTATCTTCTATTTTCTCTTTTGTTCTACCATAAGCAGATATACCTAATACAGCACCCATACAGATATGGAAGAATCCAGCCCCCTGTAAAGTTAATGGTTGCCATTGTGTAAAAACAATATTTTTAAGATATGTTGCTTGTGCTATATTCCAAAGTATAGGAAATATAACAAAATCAAAAGCACATACTCCAAGATATAACCAACCCATAGCAGGACGCCATTTGGTATTGAAACTTGTTTCTTTATTCTGTGTACTCATTACTTCTCCCTTTGTTTTTTATCGTTTTCTTCTTTAATATAGTTAACTAATAAAGATACGTAAATATCTCTTTCCCACGGTATCATATTTTCAATCTCAGATAATGAATATTTATGATGTTGAACTAACGCAAAGTTTATTTCGAAGTATGCCTCTAGCGTATTGTGGGCGAGGCTAATTCGAAAAAATCAGATATTCCTGATAATTTAACTTTGTTAACAACATTAGTTTTAGGGTTTTTAACCTCAATCTCTTGCTGTAATTTAGGCATAGTATCAAAGAATTTCTTAATCTTAACAAACGAATCTTGTGGCAGATTTTCAATAAATTCTTTTAATTCATTTCTAGTTACATCTTTTGAAGGATATATTTTATCTTCTTCATAGATATGATCTATACAATCAATTAAGATGTTAAAAAAAGATTCTACTTCTACATTTTGTATATCTTTACCTACATCATAATTTTTTAATGTAGGATATTTTAAAACTAAACCTAGATTTCTTTTATCATCTATTAGTATTTTGTTTGTATGAGTATCATCAACATGAACTTCTACTTTAGTTAAATCAATTTCAGTTTCAGCATACGTTATACCATCATCTTGGCATATAGTCCTAAACTTAACAATCTCCGATACTGATTTTGCTCTGATATTTAAAAATATATATTCTATATCAAAAATTGGTAATTGATCTACATTTAAAGATTTGAATGTACAAGCGTCAACTATTTCTTTTAATGCTTGAACCATTTGTTTATTATCTCCTGTTTCTAAAGCAATAAACAATATTTTTTCTTCTTTAACTAGAAATGGTCTATATTTAACTTTTATGTCTTGTGATGGTAGTATCAACTCATATGTTGGTATTTCCACTTTTGGTAATGTCATAATTAACTCCTTATATTATTATATATTTATTATAAATTTAAAGGCGGAAAATTACCAAATGGAGGAAATACTCTTCCACCAGTAATACCGCCAATAGGTATTCTTCGTTTTAGTCCTTGTAGAACTTCTACACCAGCTCTTCTTAATTCAGGTGGTAATTTATTTAATATATCACCAAAGGCACCGTAACCACTTTTAACGTTTACATCTCTAAAGTTTGGTGAACCTAATTCTATATTGCCTGATTTATCTAAGAAATAATTGATCCAATATCTAAATGTAAAAGTAACTGTAAATGTTTGAACAGCATTATTTTCATAACTATATTCAACAGGACCGATTACTTTAGGAAAACATTCAAATAGTTTTACAGCATAAGTCATATCATCTCTTTCATTTCTACTTTGAAAACTGCCTAATTGAAATATATTAACATCTGATACATAATTGTCATAATAATTGTAATTATGAGATTTGGTACTAAATGCTGTTGCTTGCCATAATTCAAAATATGATCTTTCTCTTAAAAACTTATCACAATAAAATGTTGCTTGTATATCTTCCGATTTATAATCAAAAGCAATTTTTCTAGCAGGGCCGTGTGTTCTAATTTCTTTAGTTTCAATTGATCTATTAGGCATGGCAATAGCACTACAGAATGCTCTAACTCTACGACCATTTGCAGTTTGAACACTTGTAAGTTGAGATTGATCTAAAAATGTTTGTGAAGCTTCACCTGTTGTAGCAGAAACACCTACTTGACCAACATCATCAATGCCTTGTAAATTACCTAATAATCCTTGATTGTTGCCTTTTGGTAATTGAAATTCAACATAAAATCTAGCCTTACGAGCAAAACCTTCAGCTTCATTTACATAAGATTGAAAACGACCAATAGTAGTTTCTGGATTACCACCAGCCTTTTGTCTAAAACGTGGATCTGATTCAACATTGTCTAAAGAAGTGTCTCTAGGCAGACCTATTCTAATATCCATTCCAGCTACTCTTATACCGCCTCTTAATATAGCCATTAGATCATTCCTTTAGATGCTGAATAAACACCAGTATCAGAACGTTTTTGAAATTGTTGGACTGGTAAATAAACTGCTATAGCTGCTTGTACTACATCAATTTTTAAAAATCTTGATCTTACGTGTTTATATAGATATTTTTTAATAGTTGGTTTAACTAAAGGTATATTTTTTACCCTTTTCCAACTAACATCAAACCTTGTTGTAGAATCCATTTTGTTATTTGTTGCCCATCTTTGCATTTGTTCTAATAACCTAAATCTTAATATTGGTGGCAAATAGTGAAAGTTTAACCCACTAAATCCGCCTTCTATTGCCTCTAAAGGCAACACCAATGGAAAAGTATCATAAAAAGGTAATGTCTTTTTATATTTTGGATCATAAAAAAACATATTCAATAACCCTACATTAGGACGACCTGTTAATTTGCCTTGTGCCATCAATTTATTAGCAGTTACTTTATCTGCTATTGAAGAAACAGCATTTTTATACCAAGAAGCTGATTTTTGAGTATCGCCTTGTTTATTTGCTAGAGTGTCTAATATACTTGCCATTTACTATATTTATGTCTAATTATAGACGCCTATATCTTTTTCAGTGAAGATTTTAAACTCTAAATCATTACCCTCACAATAGGTTTTGGCTGCTGTCCATTTGGCCTGATTTTTAAGATACTCTAACTGTTCACGTATAAAGTATCTGCTTTGTTTCTTAGGTGCTTTTGGTGGGAAACATTGTTTATATGGTTTGATCTCAACCATATATTTTTTACCTGTTTTTAACTTGAAAATGAAATCAGGATAATATCTATGAATACGATAATCAATAGGCGATCTATACATAATAGGCAATTCTTCACTTGCCCAAAATTCAATCTGATCATTTTTATCCAAATAAACCATCATACGTCTTTCCAACAATGAACGATATACTATTCTATTTGGATCGCCAATGTATTTCTTAGGGTGGGTGGGTTTATATATTCCTTTATAACTTGCTTTCATATCACATATAAATATTACTATTAATCACAAAGGTATTTATCGAGTATGGGTGTAGCAGATATAATCAAAAAGAATTTAGGTAATCTTACAGGCGGTGGGGCATTAGGTATAGCCGCTGGTATTGCTGGTAGTTTTATGAGTGGAGCTACCAATTCAATACAAACTAATGCTGCGGCCGCTAAGATATTAGGAAAATCACCATTAGAATTAAACGACACAAGTCCAACAGCTCATATGAAACAAAATCCATATGAATATGGCACTGTTTATTACCCTCTTGATGTAGCTAATCTTGGTACAGGACATTATATTTTATTTGACATTATTATAAATGATAAAACAGTTTATCAAAATGCTACATATCAAAATAATAAGATTAATCCAAATTTTGTTAATGGGAAATTAGGCAGATTAACTGCTGAAGAAACTGGTGCTGGTAATTTTGGCTGG